GGGATAAGTGTCCTGTCGCGAGCATGCCATACTCAAGGGAAGCCTTCTCTCGTTCTCCAGAAAGAGACGTCCCGGCGATCCAATCACCCGCTGCATCACGGAGACCGCTCTCAACCAACGTCAAAAGGTCTTCATCTGTGATAGCTTCATACTCGGTTCCAATATCTTGGCTCTTGGACCGTTTTTCGTCAGTATTTTCTTCCATATTTATTCCTCTTTACGGTACGTATCGTCGGATACAGTTACCCAGTCAGTCGAATTAAAATAGGTTTCGCTTTATTCCACTCGTGCAAACCTAATGAAAAACGAGTTTCGGACACAACTAGGAATTCTTTAGCTTACTTATTGACGTCTTGTCCACGGACGGCAATATTGACCCCATGAAACTGCCGCTGAGCAGGTTCCAGGTTCTTCGGTTCCTTGTATCCCTTTACCGGCGAAGGCGCCGTCGGGGTTCGCAGGAAGCTCTTGATCGATTGAGTCGATTCAGTATCGTTGATGTAAAGTTTTCCCATTATGTCTAGTCCTTCAAATCCAAGTTGTATTGTCTTGATACGGGTTAGCAGTTCGTTGTTTGAATGTAATTCGGTTCGTCGTCAGCTTATCACCGTGAGTCCTGATGACTTCGAGCGCTATTGCTGTCGCAACGACGGTATCGTCACAATAGCCCGGAGCAGCTTCCATACCACCGCTGTCAGTGGAAATGTATGTAGACATCTCATGAAGAATAATACGCGAAGGAATCCAAACTTCATGTTTTTCTACTGCACTCTTCAGGAAACCGATGATGGCAGGTTTGCTCGCTGACGTAGTCCTCCAACCAAGTCTTGTCCCTTCTTCTTTTGAAATATTGGCAATCTTGGTTTGGTGGTACAAGTTTTGATACTCCATCTGAACGAGTCTATTCAATGTGGCTACGCCCATAGAGTTAGATTCGACTGCCAGGAGAGCATTATTGAAGTATCTACCTAAGTAGAATAGAAGATCACCGAATTTGCTTGGATCGATCCTGTTGTTACGGTAGACTGCAGCAATCTCTTTATTAGCATTCATTACAACAGCGGCGGAGTAGTCTTGCCCAACACCTAACGATACGTCAGCTCCAATAACGAAAGGATCCTCGTAGCTAAACGTTCGGTAGATCTCTAGGGATCCTTTGTCTTTCTGGTCGAACAGACATGTTAGGTGATCAAACTCCCGGGCTGACAAAATGGGCTGAGGAATATACTTCCCCAGTTGTTCGAGGTCGAAGACTGAAGAGCCACTGACAACGAAGGCTTCATCGGCTGTTGCAGGATACTCTTGCTTGAACTTATAAAGACCACTCTCTGCAATCTTCAGACGACGCCAATAGATTTGGTCGTTGTCGAGATTGTACGTCTTGGAGATCTTTTCTTCCTCTTCAGTCTTCTTGAAATTGTCTGGTGCGGGTACTCGGTATTCATCCATTAGGAACCAAGGAACGAAAATGGGGATATATTCGTTGTCCCCATTGATAGCTCCTGTCCAGAGCCTATGGAATTCATTACCTACACCGTTAGCTGTACTTTCAAGAATTACTTCTGTGCCAGCAGCTTGGGAAATTCCTTGGAACAATCCAGCAAGGATTTTCTCGTCATGAGTCCAGAAAGCGACTTCTGATAGATGCGCAATTGTAGGTGTAGTTCCACGACCCGCTTCCGGAGATCCAGCGGTATATAGTCTGTATCCAGAGTCGTTGTGCTCAAAGTGAATCTCCTTCGCATTAGATTTCTTAAGTTCAGGCCTGAGATCGTCTGTCATGTTGCTCATGACGTTTCGGCTCATTGTGAATAGCGCATCGGAAGTGGCGCTGTCGTGAGCCATAACGACTGACTTATTGTAGGCATTGAAGTAGCTCTTCCAGAAGACTCGTGCGGTACAGTAGGTGGAGACACCCATCTGTCGAGCTTTCAAAATGATAGCTCTTACTTTCCCTTTAGTCTTCCTTTGTTCTTCAATCTTTTCATTAATGATTTTCTGAGCAGAGTTGAATTCAAAAGGGACGAATCCTTTAGAAGAATCTTTTGTGATGATCTTCACTTGCTCAGTGGCAAACTTGGCGAAATTATCTTGGTACTCCGCCAGCTTCTCCCGTCGCTTGAGTTCTCTGAGTAGAGCTAACTTTTTGCTATTCGGGGTGTTATCTGAAGGATTCTTTTTCTGAGTTGGCATAGTTGAGTTAGCGCCTTTTAGAGAGGCTACGCGAG